TGCCAGATGACCTTAAAGATTATGATAATCCAATACAATCGTATAGAGACTATTATCATCTAGATAAGGCTACATTTGCGAAATGGTCACACCGCCCTAAGCCCAGTTGGTGGAATGAAGATTATGCTGATTATGAAAAGAGAATTACTAGAAGCTAATGTATAAATTTAAAGAAGATAAAACATTAGAGATGTTGACTAAGTACATAGACGATACTTATAGTCAACACTATAGTAATGGTAAGATACAAGCTACCGAAGTAATTTTTGATGCTGGTCATGGAGAAGGCTTCTGTATAGGCAATATACTTAAGTACGCACAGAGATACGGTAAGAAAGACGGAAGAAACACAGCAGACTTATTAAAAATAGCTCACTATGTAATTATACTACTAGGAGATAAAAGAGAGAAATTTAACGAATATACAGAGAGGTATGAAAATGGCAATCAAAAGTAAGTCCCATGAAAACCTAACAGAAACAAACATTCAGCATGTAATAAATTTATTAGATGCTGATAAATCTATAACAAAGAAAGAAGCATGTAGTCTATTAAACATAAGTTATAATACGACACGATTAGCGAAGATTATAGAAGAACATATAGAGACAGTATCCTTTAGAGAAAGGCGTAAAGCAATGAATAAAGGTAAAGGTGCTTCTCAACAAGAGATTAGAGATACTGTAAGATATTACATTGATGGAGATAATGTTACTACTATCGCAGCAGCACTCTATAGGTCTCCAGCCTTCATTAAAGCAATTATAGAAAGGTTAGGAATACCACAAAAATTACCTGCAACAGACTATGCAGGACATAAAGCAGCTATGATACCAGAACAGTGCGTAGCTGATTCCTTTGAAGTAGGAGAAAGAGTATGGTATGCTAGAAAGAACGAGATGGCAGAAGTATTAAAAGTAGATAATAGTGATTTGTACTTAGACAAGTACGGGTGTGCTAGTTATAAACTTTGGGTATTAACTCCTTGTGATTTGAGCAACACATTCTTTCCTCATTTAGATGGAAGCAAAGCAGGGTATTTTAGCCATGCATTAACATACGACTTAGGTAGTCTAAAGCACTTACAGGAATATCTGTAAGGATAGGGAAACAACATGGAATATTTTTTCGCATTTTACATAAGTGGCGTGGCGTTAGCTATGGCTAAACTTTATGTACCAAGCTGGAAACTAATAAAAAGCGTAGACCCTGCAAATCCTTTAGTTGTAAATAAAGTAATAGCTTTTTTTGTGATACTAATTGGTTTCATAATTATACTTATTCCTATTACTCCAGCATTATTATCTGATAGATTAAGAGACAGTTTTTGTGCGTCATTTTGTAACGCCGTCTTACAGAGAGGATAATATGTATAGTAAAGAAGTAGTAGATAGATTTGAGAGTGTATTAGCAAACCCAAAGAAACATTCAGTAGGAAGATTTGACCCGAAGGACCCTATGGTTGCAACGGGAATGATTGGAGCACCAGCGTGTGGTGACGTAATGAAACTACAGTTAAAGTTAGATGATGAAGATAAAATCATTGATGTTAAGTTCAAAACTTATGGCTGTGGTAGTGCGATTGCAAGTTCCACATTGTTCGTAGAAATGTTAACAGGTAAGACAATAGAAGAAGCAAAACAAATAAAAGATAAAGAAATAGCTGCAGTATTACAGCTACCTCCCATCAAGCTACATTGTTCTGTACTAGCAGAAGGTAGTATAAGAAGTGCTATAGAAGATTGGGAAGATAAAACAAAACATAGGAGACATAATCAATGTACGACGACTTAGTAAAACATTTAGAAGGACAGGTTGCTTATCATAGAGCAAACTGTAGAGTATATATGAGAAATTCAGCAGGTATAGGAGAACATCCAGATGTAATGGAAGCAATCAAGTCAGAACTTGCAAAGCTTGCCGAAGCAGAAGATATGTTAAATGCCTTACAAAAACATTTAAAATGATACCATTACCTTATAGGTACCAAAAAATAGTTCTTGACAACTGGTTATGAATTTTATATAATATATTCATAAAATAAATAATAATAGCAAATATGAGCGACAGGTATTACATGCAAATGCGAGAGACCACAGGTTGGTGTTTCGGAATGCCCGAGTTCATGCGCAATAAACCTAAACGGAGATATAAAATGCCTTGGACAGACGAAAGTAAAGAGCAAGCAGTAACTATGTATCAGGACGCGGAACCTACGCCTGAAACATCTATGGAGATTGTTAAAGACATCGCAGATGAACTTAATGAATCACCAAACGGGGTTCGTATGATATTAACAAAAGCAGGTGTCTATGTAAGAAAGACTCCAGCAGCTAAATCATCTGGTGGTGGTTCAACTGGTGGTGGTAGAGTTAGTGTAGCAGACGCACAAGGCAAACTAACTGACGTCCTTGGTGACGCTGGTCAGGAAGTCGACTCTGCAATTATTTCTAAGCTTACAGGTAAAGCAGCTGTGTATTTCACAACTGTTGTAGAAAACCTTAACAAGTAGTTAATTGATAATACTCTAGGGTGGCTCTCTTGTTGCCCTAGATTTTTTTCACCCTTAATAATTGACCACAATTTAACAGAATCAAAATATTTTTGTTGGATTAAATTGGAGGCACAATGGAAAAAGGTGAGTTTAAAAAACGCATGGAAGAAGCAGGTGACGCGGTCGTTACTTATAGAAGCCAAAACTCTCGTAAATTAAAATATAATGTATGTACTATAGACTTTAGTACAGAGTATATAAAGAGTAAAAGAAATAGAGCGAAGGAAGGACAACACACTGTCCTATTATTCTGTTGGGATACTGATTCTTACAGGATACTTGTCCCTAGAAATGTAACGAGTATTGTTCCTCTCAACCGAGTAATTAGGAATGATTGACTTAGATGCCCCAGCAATTTACGAAAAAATCATACACGAAACTGAAGCCGACCAAGTCAGGCTAGTAGTAAATACATTTCGTGATGTTGAATATATTTCTTTGAGAAAGTATTACATGGACTTCGATGAGGAGTGGAAACCTACCCGACAAGGTGTTACCATGGTCTTAGACTTTGATAATAGTAGACACCTCTTCGAAGGACTTGTAGAAATTCTTTCACTAGCAGAATCCAAAGCAATTTTGGAAGATAATTTCAAAGATTTGCTAGATGAAATCTACCTCTAGCAAAAATAGTTCTTGACAATTCCTTAAAAATTTAGTATAATATATTTATGATTATTAAGAACAACCTCAGATATGACCAACACGGTCGTAAACGCAAAAGCAAAGCTACTAAAGCTGTACAGTCAGCAACACAAGAGTGGAAAACCTTTGCTCCAGAGCCTACATTCCGTAGGACTACCCCACAATACCCTTCGGCTCCTATGAGCCAGTATACTCCTGCACGCGATTCCTCTTACAAGAAAGAAGCAAGTAGTAATTACACAGTATCTATAGCATACAACAAGGGCGCGTATCAAGTTATCCCGAAAGAAGAAGTAAAACATATAGGAAAGTAATGAAAGCAGTAAGAGAATTATTAGAAAAAGCTAAAGTAGAGTACCATAAAGGTACACCAATAATGTCAGATGATGTCTACGATAGACTAGAAGATACATTAGTTGCAGATACTACTGTAGGAACTACCGTAACAGGTGTTAGATATCCTCACGCTTTTCCCATGTATTCATTACAAAAAATATATGAGGGGGACAAAGACCCTGCTTCTGTATACGACCTACCCACAGTAGTATCACCTAAGTTAGATGGTGCTGCTGTGAGTTTGCAGTATATAAACGGAGTACTAAATCTAGCACTTACTAGAGGAGATGGTAAGCAAGGTCTAGATATAACAGACAAGATGAGAATATTAGTACCTGATAGTATAGATGAGTATGACTTAGTTCAGATTACTGGAGAAGTAGTCGCACCACTTAGCATAGAAAATGCTAGAAACTATGCATCGGGTTCTCTTAATTTAAAAGACTTAGAAGAATTTAAGAAAAGAAATCTAACTTTTGTAGCATACAACGCTGAGCCATGGGTTCAATTAGACTATGCAGATGAGATGAAAGACTTACAAGAGTTAGGATTCAATACTTGTTTATCCAAAGCTTGGGACGAGTTTCCACAAGACGGACAAGTATGGAGAGTAGCCAACAATGAAGAGTGGCACGAACTAGGGCATACATCACATCACCCTAGAGGTTCATTCGCCATTAAAGAAAGAAAAGAAGGCGTAGTAACAAAACTACTTGATGTAGTATGGCAAGTAGGTAAATCAGGAGCTGTATCACCAGTTGCAATTCTAGAGCCTTGTATCATAGGCGAAGCAACTGTTAGTAGAGCAACATTACATAACATGGGAATTATCGAAGAGCTTAATCTAGAGATAGGTTGTGATGTAGAAGTCATACGAGCGGGTGAGATTATTCCACAAATAGTAGCGAGAGTATAATGATTGTAGAAATCTATGGTAAAGACAACTGCCCGTACTGCGACATGGCAAAAAACTTAGCAGTAAAGGAAGGTCATGAGATGACTTATAAAAAATTAGGAACAGACTTTGACGGCTTGGAAATGTTTGAGACATTCCCAGGTGCAAGAACTTTTCCACAGATTATTGTAGACGGCGAGAAAATTGGCGGCTATATGGACTACGAGAAATTCGTAAAAGGAGATACAAATGATTAGTGATGAGTGTATTATATTTTCCACATACATGGAAGGTAATAAAACAGGAACAGTAGTAAAACATAAAACAGGTGGATACTGGGGAGTACATTTAATAGAGACTCCTACAAGTAACTCAGGATTTCTTATGTGGCACCCTACTAAAAGCGAAAGCTGGTGTGAAGACATAGCTGAAAACTTTTGTCTAGGAATGGTAGAGGAAGATGGGAGTATATCAAATGGTTAACACACAAAAATTAGTTGAGACTATGGAAGAAAGTATAGTATTACTAACTTATACTTGTTTAATAACAAATGTAGAAAAACAAAGAGAAGTTACTATAGCAAAAAAGTTTACAAATAATTTTCAGTTGCCTCATACAGTACTAGACAATAAAGTTATGTGTTATGATGTCGAGTTTGGAAAATGGCACGACATAGAAATAGATACAATTATTAGTTGGAAAACAGTTGAGTAAGGGAGTATACAATCAAACTTATTTTGACAATCACCCCTCTGAAAAAGAAAGAGAGGGTGTTTTATATGGCGTTATATTAGTAAACCAAACCACATTTGAAAGAGAATGTATCAAGGTGGGTATGGCTAGTGGTAAAGATTGGCGTCATGTAGTAAAACGAAGTCGTGGTTTTAAAGGCTATGATTTAAGAATACAAAGAACATACCACGATACTTTATACAATGTGTGGAAGTGGGAACAGAAGCTACACGAACTGTATAAAAACGACAGTTATAAACCAAAGGTTAAGTTCGGGGGACACACAGAATGCTTTGAAATTTCATCGCTTATTCTGCGGGACTTTCCCAAAAATAGTTCTTGACATATGGTTATAATTCTTATATAATATATATACATTTTAGGAGAATAGAGATTGAGACAGATAGTACCGCCAACACAATGCCCTGCTTGCAGCTCGGTATTAGTTTGGATTAACGACCAACTATTTTGTCAAAGTTCTACCTGCAGTGCTACATCTTCCAAGAAGATTGAGCATTTTGCAAAGACTCTCCGAATTAAAGGACTAGGCCCAGCTACTATACAGAAGTTAGGTTTGTCCGACTATCACGACATCTACTCATTCACCCAAGAGCAGATGTCTTCGTTACTGGATTCAGACAAGTTAGGTGCGAAGTTACAAGCAGAAATTAATAACTCAAAGACTTGTGACCTAACAGTTCTACTTCCAGCTTTTTCGATACCGCTGATTGGTTCAAGTGCTTCCCAAAAATTAGCAAAACAAATCTCACATATAAGTGAGATAACCCCAGAGATATGTAGCGAAGCAGGTCTGGGCCCTAAAGCGGCGTCGAGTTTGTGTGAATGGTTAGTTGACAATTTCAACTCACAACGATATTATGAGTTACCGTTTTCTTTTAAATTTAAGAAGCCTAAGCAGGTCAGTATTATTTCAAAGGGAACAGTTTGTATATCAGGAAAGCTAAGTAGTTATCCTACCAAAGCAGCCGCTCAAAAAGTATTAGAAGAAAACGGCTATGTAGTTAAAACTAGCATTACCAAAGATGTAACCATCTTAATCAATGAGAGTGGAATACAAAGTGCAAAAACCAAACAGGCAGACGAAAAGGGTATAACAATAATCGAAAACATTAAATCATTTATAGAGGAAATATAAAATGGCATTACCAAAATGGACAGACGAAAGAACTCAATCTTTAACAGATTTCGTAGGAAGTGAGTCACCAATATCTCAGGCAACTGTTGCTCAAGCAGCTGAGAACTTAGAAACATCAACAAGAAGTGTTTCAAGCAAATTGAGAAAAATGGGTTTTGATGTAGAACTAGCTTCAGCATCAGCTTCTAAATCATTTTCAGATGAGCAAGAAGCAACTCTATCAGCATTTGTATCAGACAACTCAGGTGTCTACACATACGCTGAGATTGCTAGTAACTTTGAAGGCGGACACTTTAGTGCAAAGTCTATTCAAGGAAAAATCTTATCAATGGAATTAACATCTCATGTTAAACCAGCTCCTAAAGTAGAGACTGTAAGAACTTACACTCCTTCTGAAGAAGAAACTTTTGTAACTATGGTTAACGGCGGAAGCTTCGTAGAAGAAATCGCTGATGAACTAGGCAAATCAGTTAACTCTATCAGAGGAAAAGCTCTTTCTTTACTAAGAAGTGGCGACATCGGTGCTATACCAAAACAGAAAGAAACTAAAGGCTCATCAAAAGCTGACGTTCTTGCTGATATGGATATCACAGATATGACTGTAGAGTCTATCGCTGACGAGATTGGCAAAACTGTTAGAGGAGTTAAAACAATGTTGACTAGAAGAGGTCTACAATGTGCTAACTACAACGGCGCTGCTAAAAAAGACATAGGTTAATCCCTTAGTTCTTATTCCGTGAGGGGCTTTCCAGTCCCTCACATTTTTTATTATCTATTACTTTGGGAGAAAGTAAAGTGAATATTGCATCTGCACTATTAAAACAAATCATTGTTCAAGAAGATATGAACACATGGTCGAACTTGAAGGAGAATTATCTCCCTAGTGAGTATCAACCTATATTTGGCGCATTGCAAAAGCATATTGACAATTACTCCGCACTCCCAGACTTTGAATCTCTAAAGTACGAGATTCGAGACCGTTCCATACAAGAAAAAATATTCGCAATCGAAGCTGTTGAAGTCGAGGTAGACGCGTGGCTGTTACTTGACTATCTCAAAAATGAGTATGCACAAATCGAAATATTAGACGAATTAGATAAGTATGTAGATAGTACTGTTGCGATGGCATCAGCAGAAGAAAACATAGAACAGCTACAAGAAATAGTTTTAAAAGTAAGTGATAAAGTAGATGTAAAACCACCCGAAGAAAGTATGGAATCTATCTCTCTATTTGACTCCCAAGAAGAACTTGGCAGATATGTGCAGCTAGGATTTAATAATGACTTTGACTCCCGAATACAGTTCTCTCCTAAAGACCTTGTTATGGTCGGTGGTAAGAGAGGTGCAGGTAAGTCTGTAACTTGTTGTAACATAGCAAGTACAGTTTATAACAAAGGTAAGTCTGCTTTATACTTTACTATAGAAATGGATAGTAGGTCAATACTACAAAGAATATGTTCCATTTCTACACAAGTTCCTTTCAATAATTTAAGGAACAGACAACTAAGTCCTGACCAGTGGAAAACTGTAGCAGGCTGGTGGGCGAATCGTTTTGAGGGTGGTCATGAATTACTACCTAACTTTTATAGTACAGGCGACTTCGATACCTTCCATAAAGACTTAACCAAGCTAGACCTAGACAAAGGTCAACAGATTGATGTTATATACGACCCCAACCTAACTCTAGGCAAAATACAAAGCGAACTAGATAAAAAAGTAAACCAGTTAGACATAGGTGTAGTAGTTGTGGATTATATTAACCAAGTTAAAAGACACAATGCACCTAGCCGTTCAGGTCAATACGAATGGACAGAACAAATAGAAGTAAGTAAGAAACTGAAGACTTATGCGCAAGAGTATAATACTATGTTCTTTGCTCCTTATCAGACAGACGCGACAGGAGAAGCTAGATTTGCAAAAGGTATATTAGATGCTGCAGATGCTGCGTTCAACTTAGAAACATGGGAGAAAGGTTCAGAAGTAGTAACCTTCTTCAATACTAAAATGCGTAACAATGAAATGCTAGATTTTACTAGTGTTGTAAATTGGAATACGCTTACAATTGGACCTCAGTCTGGCATGAATCCTAAAGAAAGAGAAGCTATGGAAAGTTCAATGAAAACAGGCGAGGACATGTACGACGACTAATGATATTATATACAGAAGCACAACTACAACATGCATACATAGAATATGTCCGAGAGATGTACAAACAATCATGGGTAATAGTACCTACAATAGAGGAGTTTAGACTTATATACGAAGAAGAAATGAGGTGTAAGTATGAAGAAAATCTATGAAACATTTTGGGTACACTTCTGTGAAGTGGAGCAAAGGGTTGTTTATATTATGATAGGCAGTAAATGTAGTTCGTGCGGAGAAGAAGCAAATGGGTAAAATTAGACAATGGATAGTACTAGTACTAGATAAATGGTTAGAAAAATCTTTCCAGCATACAGCAAATAAAATATCAAGGAAAAACAAATGACAGTAGAAGAACTATTAGTAGAAAGAAAGATAGATTTCAAGCAGTCTCCTGCAGACTATATAGTTGGCTGTCTAAATCCTGAGCATGACGACTCAAACCCCAGTATGAGAATTGATAGAATTACAGGAATATATAATTGTTTTGCCTGTGGTTTTAAAGGTAATATCTTCAATCATTTTCATGCTCCTCAAAATGCATTAGATATGCGTAGAGAGAACTTTAAAAGAAAAACACAACAAAAGAGGTCATCTTCCATAGGATTACAATATCCTAAAGGTGCAATGCCGTACTCAGGTAACTGGCGTGAGATTAGTCCCGAGACTTATAAAAAGTTCGAGTGCTTTATACATCACGACAAACCGTTTACAGGCAGAGTCTCTTTTCCAATTAAGGACTTGACAGGAAAAATTGTAGCGTTTAACTGTAGGGCTCAATCCCCTACAGATATTCCAAAATACATAGTCCACCCTCCCAAGGCAGTATTGCCCTTATTTCCTGCTCAAGTCCACCCTATTAAAGGTAGAGTAATATTAGTAGAAGGTATCTTTGATGTACTAAATCTACATGATAAAGGACTCCCCAATACTGTATGTTGTTTCGGCACAAGAAACATATCAGTAGAAAAACTATCACTACTAAAGATGATGGGAGTAGAGGGTGTCGACATTTTATTCGACCCAGATACAGCAGGACAAGAAGCAGTTACAGAAGTAGAGAATATGTGTCTTGCCGCTGAATTAACATTTAAAAACATTAAGCTACCAGTAGCGTTGGGAGACGCAGGAGCTTTACCACTAAATCAAGTAATAAAACTAAAGGAACAATTATATGGCTAAAGTAGCAATTATAGAAACAAAAGCAAGTAGGAATAACTACCAAAGACTGTTTGAAGACTCATTTGAGTTTGACCAGTTTCAGTTATGCTCAGACCCTACAATAAAGAAAGTACTAAAACGAGATGTAGATATAGTAATAGATACAGATAAATATGACTGGTTAATTCTAGTAGGTTCTGAATGTCTAAAATATTTTACCAAACTTAATTCTGTAACAGAGTATAGTGGTAGAGTAGTAGAAGATAAGTTCATACCAGTAATAAACCCAGCTATGTTAGCGTTTAAACCTGAAGCCCAAAGAACATGGGACGACTCCAAAGATAATATTATTAAGTATATAAAAGGAGAACTAAAGAATGTAACTCTCGGTACTGATAAAGCGTATGGAATACAAGATAGTCAAGAACTCTATGTATTTCTTGATAATGCTTTAAATTCTGACCATGACTTCATAGCACTAGATTCAGAGACAACAGCATTGTATAACAGAAATGGACACATACTAGGCATGAGCATATCTTATGAGCCTAACCATGGTGCATACATAGATACAGAGTGTGTAGATGAGAAAGCAGAACAAATGCTACAACAACTATTTGATAAGAAAAGAGTAGTATTTCACAATGCTAAGTTTGATTTACATTTCTTTGAGTATCATTTTAACTTT